GAAGCTGGTCTGTCTGCCGATCAAGCTGCGCGGATCAGGCGTGATGTGTTGGGGCTGCGAATATGATCGGCTTCCGCAAGTTCGGGCCGCTATCTTACAGCGTGGCAACCGACATGGACCGGTCGGTCGCCCTGATGCACACCATCAGACTATCTGTGTGGCGTTTTCGGTTTGAAGCGTCGTTCCAAACGCGGGCCTCCGTCAACAACGTCAGGCGATTGCGAGCCTATGGGGCGCAGGTTGATAAAGCCGTCCTGGCGTGGGGTGACCGAGATCATGTCGTATGGTCTTTGGACGAGCATTGGTGCGATGGCGGCACCCATGAAAGTGCCATGGCGTTCATGCAGCGCATCGTTGACGGGGTCGAAAAAAACCCGTGGGCCGAACCGGAGGCGCCCGCATGATCGGCCGGCTGCTCTGCCGGATCGGCATCCACGCCTGGCGCAGCAAGAATGTGCGCGCCCTTCCGGCCACAACACTGTTCGACCGACCGGCCTTCATAGAATTGGAGTGCCGGCGCTGCCGCAAGTCTGACTGGACGTTCCAATCATGATTCCGACCCAGAAAGGTAAATCCATGCTTGCGGCCGGCGCCGCTATGCTGGGTGCGCTCACGGCGCAGGCCGGGACGCCTATGCCGCTTCCTGCGCCGCTCGCGCCCGTAATGTCGCGCAACCCTGCGCAGCTGCCGCCCGAGTTGCCGCGCGGCTTCGAGCTGCCGGAAGATCATGATCCGCTGGCCGCTGGCATCCTGATGGATCATCAGAAGGAATGGCTGGAAGACCAGTCATCCCTGAAGCTATGCGAAAAAGGCCGTCGCACCGGCATCACCTACGCGGAGGCGCTGGACGACACGATCATCGCCGCGTCGGCCCGATCGCAGGGTGGCGACAATGTCTTCTACATCGGCGATACCAAGGACAAGGGCCGCGAGTTCATCGGCTATGTCGCCCACTTCGCGAAGATCGTCGCGAAAGAGCTGGTCGATGTCGAAGAGTTCCTGTTCGAAGATCAGCTGGAGGATGGCACCTCTAAATTCATCAGCGCCTATCGCGTCAGGTTCGCGTCGGGATTCCGCGTCGAGGCGCTATCGTCCAGGCCGGAAAATATCCGAGGCCTTCAAGGCATCGTCGTTATCGACGAAGCGGCGTTTCATAAGGACGTCCGCCAAGTCCTGGACGCCGTCAACGCGCTGCTGATCTGGGAAGGTAAGATCAGGATCATCAGCACGCACAACGGCGTGCTGAACCCGTTCAACGAACTGATCCAGGAAGCCAAGGCGGGCAAGGTTTCCTACACCCTCCATTTTATCCCCTTCCAAAAGGCGGTGGATAATGGGCTGTTCAAGCGCGTTTGCCTCACCAAGGGAAAGCCATGGTCGCAAGAAGACCAAGACGCATGGGAAGCAAAGATCAGGGGCGCCTATGGCGTCCGCACCGCGCAGATGCGGCAGGAGCTGGATGCGATCCCCTCGGACGCGGCCGGCTCTGCCCTGTCGCGGGTGATGATCGAGAGTAATAGCGATCGGTCCATCCCCGTCATCCGCTGGGCGCTGCAAGACGCGTTCAAGAGCGCGCCAGCCGAAGAGCGCAAGCGGATCATGGAGACATGGCTGCGCGAAAAGCTGCGGCCTGTCCTGGACAAGCTCGATCCCGATCGTCGCCACGACTTTGGCCAGGACTTTGCGCGTAGCGGTGACGGATCGGTCATCATCGTGAATGAGCTGGGGCGGGATCTGGTCCGGCGCGGCAAGCTGGTGATCGAACTGCGCAACGTCCCCTATGAGACGCAACGCGATGTTGTCTTCTTCCTGGGCGACGCGCTGCCCCGCTTTGGGCACGCCGCTTTCGACGCTACCGGTAACGGCGCCTATCTTGCCGAAGTCGCTCAGCAACGCTGGGGCGAGCGCGTGAGCGAGGTGAAGCTCAATGCCGGCTGGTATGGTGCCAACAGCCCCGCCTATGTCGAGGCATTCGCGGACGGCACGATCGTCGTGGCCGGCGACGACGACATCATCCGCGATCACCAGGCGCTGCAATATGTCGATGGCATCATCCGCGTGCCCGAGAATTTCCGATACAAGGGTGGCGACGGTTTCGATCGCCACGGCGACGCTGGCATTGCCGGCATCCTCGCCTGGTACGCATCGCGGCAAGGCGCAACCGAATATGGCTATACGCCTGTCCCAATTGCGCGCGCCAATCCTTACGCGGCGGCGTCGGATGATGGGTGGGACGGCGACGACGAAGAGGTCCGGTCGTGGTGGAAGCCGCCGCTGGGCACAGGCCTTCGTCGCTCGATATGGGCTGGCGCGCTCAAGGGGGTCAGGAGCGCTGTTATCGGTGCAGCGACCCGATGGAGCGACCTTGGCCCTAAAAACGCTCTGAGCGGCCTTTTAACCCCTCTTAAATTGATTTCGGTTCGGCAGGAGCAATGGGCATGACCGTGTTGGTCGATCTTCGGGGCGAGCCCCTTCGCAAAGAGGTGATGACCCGCGACGTGGCCGCGCCGACGATCGGCAGCGTCCGGTCCCCCTATAGTGGCTATCCGGCCGATGGGCTGAACCCGGTTCGCCTCGCCAACATCCTGCGCGCCGCCGACCAGGGCGATCCGCTCGCCTATTTCGAACTGGCCGAGCAGATCGAGGAGCGCGACCCGCATTATCTGGGTGTGATCGGTACGCGCAAGCGTTCGGTCGCCCAGATCGACGTGACGGTCGATGCCGCCAGTGAGGACGCAAGGGACGTCGAGATTGCCGATGGCATCCGCGAATGGATCGACCGCGACGAACTGGCGGATGAAACCTTCGATATTCTCGACGGGGTTGGCAAGGGCGACAGCTTCACAGAAATCATCTGGGACACCAGCATGGGCCAGTGGCAACCGGCTCGCCTGGAATGGCGCGACCCGCGCTGGTTCACATATGACCGCGTGGACGGACGCACGCCGATGCTACGCGGCGGCGAAGATGGCTCCAGCCCGGACTCCCCGCTGCCCGCGTTCAAATTCATCCGGCATACGGTCAAGGCCAAGTCGGGCCTGCCGGTGCGATCTGGCCTTGCGCGCATCGCCGCCTGGGGATGGATGTTCAAGGCGTTCACCCAGCGCGACTGGGCGATCTTCACCCAGACCTATGGCCAGCCGGTGCGGATCGGCAAATTCCAGTCGGGTGCCAGCAACGATGATAAGGCCACGCTCTTTCGCGCCGTGGCCAATATCGCAGGCGACTGCGCGGCGATTGTGCCCGAGGGCATGTCGATCGAATTTGTCGAGGCCAAGAATGTTTCGGCCGGTGGCGACCTGTACGAACGGCGCGCCGACTGGCTCGATCGCCAGATTTCCAAGGCGGTGCTGGGGCAGACAGGCACGACCGATGGAAAGCAGGGCGGCCTGGGCGACGGCGGCAACAAGGTCCATGATGGCGTTCGCGAAGATATCGAGACGGCGGATTGCAAAGCGCTGGCTGCTACGCTCAATCGCGACCTGGTCCGCCCTTGGGTCGATCTGAACTATGGGCCGCAGCGTAAATATCCTCGCGTGCGCGTAGGCCGTCCAAAGCAGGAGGACTTGAAAGGCCTTACCGACGCGCTGGTGAAGCTGGTGCCGCTCGGCATGGAAGTCCAGATGAGTGAGGTGCGCGATAAGTTCGGCCTCTCCGATCCCGACAAGTCAGGCAAACTGCTGGCAGCGCCAGCCGTCGCCCAGTCCACGCCCTTGTTACCGGATCACCTGCGTCTGCCGTCGCCGCAACTCGTCGCCGCGCTTCAGGCGGCCGGCGCTGGCAGCGTCGATGTTTTCCCGGCCAATGCGATCGCCGATAGGCTCGCCCAGGACACGGCGCCGGACATGGCGGACATGCTGGAGCAGATCGAAGCGATGCTTGCGGCGGCGAATGATCCCTCCGAGTTTCGCGAGATGTTGCTGACCGCCTTTGGCGATCTGCCGATTGGGCGGCTGGCAGCAAAGATCGGCGATGGCCTGGTCGCCGCCCAGGCGGCCGGCCGGTTCGACGTCGGAGGCGAGTAGTGTCCGGCCAGCCCAGCGCTGTGTCGGGGGCCTTGCGCCGGCCGTTCACCGAACAGATCGCCTTCTTTCGTGGCAAGCTTGGCAACTTGGTCCCGACCGAGTTCTGGGATGACCTGGAGCGCGAGCAGCACGATACCGGCTTCATGGTGGCCGGCGCGCAAAAGGCCGATCTGCTGACCGATCTGGCGGCAGCGGTCGATCGCACTATCGCTGAAGGCAAGAGCCTGGACGCTTTCCGCAAAGACTTTCGCGCGATCGTCCAGCGCCATGGCTGGCACGGATGGACGGGCGAAGGGACCAAAGCCGGCGAAGCCTGGCGCACGCGGACCATCTACAAGACCAATGCTTCGACCAGCTATGCGGCCGGTCGCTATGCGCAGCTGCTCGACGGCAACTTCGCGCTGTGGGTTTATAAGCATGGCGGATCGAAAGACCCGCGCCACGAACATCTGCATGTGTTCGACGGCCTGTGCCTGCCCCCCGATCACCCATTCTGGAAAATCTTCTATCCGCCGTCTGACTGGGGTTGCAGCTGCTATGTCGTTGGTGCGCGCAGCGAGCGCGCGGCCCGGCGCCTGGGCGGCGATCCTGACAAGAAGTTGCCGGACGGCTGGGACCGGATCAATCCGAAGACCGGCGTCCCGCATGGTGCCGGCCGCAACTGGGACTATGCGCCCGGTGCCAGCGTCGCCCCGATCGTGAAGGCGACGGCCGAGAAAATCCGCCACTGGGATTATCGGATCGGCAAGGGCTTCATGGAGAGCATCCCGCCCGCGTTGCGCGATGCCTTCGCCGACAGTTACCGGCTGCTGCCATCGGTTGCGGATGACGCCCGGCGTTTTGCTCGGCGCATTTGGGGA